TGATTTAGCCGCGGCAGAAGATAGAGAAACAGCCCCAATTAGATGGGTTCCTAGAAACCTGTTCTATGCAAGGTAATATATGCCGTCAAAATATAGTTCTGGCAAACATTCAATTGCGGAATGTGACCGTTGTGGGCAAAGATATAAATTAGTCCAGCTTAAAAAACTGACTATTAAGACTAAACAGGTAAGCATTAAAGTATGCCCTGAATGTTGGGAACCAGACCAACCTCAGTTACAATTAGGTATGTATCCGGTCAATGATCCTCAAGCAGTACGGGAACCAAGGCCAGATAACAGTTATTATGCATCAGGACAGACGGGCTTACAAACCCAAAGCGGTAACGGAGTGGCTACCAATGAAATTGGATACCAAGCCGAAGGTAGCAGAGTTTATCAATGGGGCTGGAACCCTGTTGGAGGTGCAAGTAGTTTTGACACGGTTTTAACGCCAAATTACTTGATTGCAATAGGGCAAGTAGGCACAGTAACATTAACAGTTAATTAGGAGTAAATCATGACATTCAAAAAAGGCGCCAATGGTATTGAATCCAAAGGCAAAACTGTAGGCAAAAACCTAGGTGATTCAGGTCCTACAGCTAAAACAATGAACGGCCCAATTAAGCACACTGTTGGCAAGAAAAACGCTAACATGAAGTCTATGGGTCGTGGTTTGGCTAAATTAGCCGCTCAAAGAGGTAGATAATATGGCTAAATTTTCTATGAAACAAGGCGGCAAAGAAGTAGGCTCCGCCTCAGTATATGCAGAACCACATACTATGGATGGTAAAGCTATGACTACGGTTGAAGAATGTGTTACCAAACCCGGTAATGGCGTAGATCAGATTAAAATGTCTGTTGGCGATCAAGTATTTAAAAGCCAAAAAGATACAATTAATCCTTATGGTGTAGGCGTTATGCGTGGTTACGGCGCGGCTACTAAAGGTCGTAAGATCAGTGGAAAAATGGGCTAAACCCTAATGAATTACGTACAACTGTACCAAGCAATACAGGACTATTCTGAGAATACGGAATCCCTATTTGTAGGGAACATAGCTCGGTTTGTTCAAGAAGCTGAAGACCGTATATATAACTCGGTCCAAATCCCGTCGTTGCGTAAAAATGTAACAGGTACACTTACATCTAGTAATAAGTATTTATCTTGCCCTGACGATTATTTGTCTACCTACTCAATGGCGGTTATTGATACAGACGGTTCATACAAATACCTACTTAACAAAGATGTTAACTTCATCCGTGAAGCTTATCCAACACCAACATCTACGGGTTTTCCTAGATATTATGCTTTGTTTGGATCTCAATATAGCAATCCAAATGAGCTATCTTTTATTGTAGGACCAACGCCTGATAGTTCCTATACTACTGAACTACACTATTTTTACTACCCAGTATCTATTGTTCAAGGCGTTATTTCTGGTCTTAACCCACCTACTGGGGGTTCTTCTTATACCACTGGGGTTTATCCTAATGTTACATTGACGGGCGGTCAAGGCTCTGGGGCTACGGCAACTATTACTGTTGCTGGTGGGGTTGTTTCAAGTGTAGCCCTTACTAATGGCGGTAATTTTTATTCTGTCGGTAATAGCCTTACAGCCGCATCTTCCGATATTGGTGGCACGGGTTCTGGTTTTTCAGTAACCATAAGTGCTGTTAATAATGCTGCTGGTACAAGTTGGCTTGGCGATAACTATGACCCAGTCCTATTCTATGGCGCTATGCGTGAGGCTATGCTCTTTATGAAGGGCGAAACCGATTTGGTTAAATACTATGAAGATAAATATAACGAGGCACTAGCTCAGTTAAACCGCCTTGGTTCTGGTTTAGAGCGTGGCGATGCCTACAGAGATGGGCAGTACAGAATTGGACAGGTTAAACCATGACAATAGCCCAAGGCCAATGCACAATATTTAAACAAAACTGCTTAAGCGGATTAGAGAACTTTGCGGTTGGAACTCCTTATACCTACAAAATTGCTCTTTATACTGCTAATGCTACTTTAAACCAATCAACTTTGACCTATACAACTACAGGCGAAGTGGTGGGTACAGGGTATACGGCGGGTGGTCAAACTCTTACTGTTATACCCCCACAAACTGATGACTATACGGCGTATTTGTCTTTTAATACAGTAACTTGGAATCCAGCTTCCTTTACGGTTAGGGGTGCTTTAATCTATAATAGTACGACTAATGCGGCAGTAGCAGTACTAGATTTTGGTGCGGACAAGACACCTACAACAAGCTTTACAATAACATTTCCTACGAATAACGCTGCTAATGCCATTATTCGTTTTTCAAATTAAGGGGTTTTTATGCAAAAAGAAATAGCAAGCTGCGGCGATAAAGCGGAAATTAGTTTACAGACTAACGCAGTGGGTACAGAAACAGTAGGTATTGATGGTATATACCATGTAGAGTGCCGTGATGCTGCTGGAAATTTAAAATGGACAGACGAGTTTCCTAATTTAGTTAATGCGGTTGGTAAGCAGTTAATGTTAGATACCCTGTTAAAAGGCTCTGCTTATACTGTTGTTGGCCCATTCTTAGGTTTGATCGGTACTACTAGCCCTACATTTGCAGCCGCCGACACAATGACTTCACACGCTGGTTGGACCGAGTTTATTAACTACACCGTTGGTGGCTCCGCTGTTCGTGGCACGGCAGTGTTTGCTACAGCTACCTCAAGTGGAACTACGCCATCTAACGTAACAACTTCTGCTGCTACAGCTATTACTTACACTATTACTGGTGCTGGTGGTAACGTAACAGGTTGTTTCTTGTGTACTGGTTCCGGTGCAAGTTCAACTCAAAGTAACACTGGCGGAACTTTATACAGTGCAGGCGCATTTGCAACGGCTAAGACTACAACAGCTGGCGATACAGTAAGCGTTACATACTCAACAACCGCTACAAGCTAAGGAGTCCTAGATGGCTCTAGTAGTTAATGACCGTGTCCAACAGACTGGTACTGCAAACACAACTGTAAGTTTTACGCTTACTGGTTCTGTTACTGGGTATCAGTCCTTTGCCGTTATCGGAAATGGTAACACTACTTTTTATGCGGCTACGGATGTATCTGGAAGCTGGGAAGTAGGTATTGGCACATACTCAACTACTGGGCCGACTCTAACCCGCACAACAATCTTATCTTCTAGTAACTCCGGCTCTGCAGTTACATTTAGTGGTACTGTTAACGTATTTGTTACATACCCATCTGAGAAGTCAGTAAACCTAGATGCTTCTGGAAACGTTACTGCTTTAGGCACAATTACTTCTGGTGTTTGGAATGGCTCAACTATTCCTGTGGCTTATGGTGGTACAGGGGTTACTACTTCTTCCGGTGCTAATTCTGTTGTTTTAAGAGATTCTAGCCAAAACATTAGTTTTAACAATTATGTGGCTGGGTATTCTGCAACAACAGCAGCTGCTGGCACAACAATACTAACTGTAGCCTCAGCAAGAAATCAAATATTAATTGGTTCTACTACACAGACTTTTCAGTTACCAAACGCTACAACATTACAGCTTGGACAAAGTTTTCTTTTTCTTAACAATTCTTCTGGCGTTTTAACAGTTAAAGATAATGCGTCAACCACAATTGATACTATTCCGTCTGGAGCCATTGTTCAGATAGGGGCAACAAGTATTGCAACTTCTGCGGGTTCTTGGAGCGCTTATTCTTTTTTACCCGGCTCATACGATTTTAATAACACTACTGCAACTTTTAATAATGCCGCTATTTCCAATGCGGTTTGGAACGGAACCACAATTGCTTCCGGATATGGTGGTACAGGTTTAACAACTTTTGGCGCCGCAAACTACGCTCTTTACTCTACATCGGCTTCTGCGTTAACTGCAGGTACTTTGCCTGTTGCGGCTGGTGGTACAGGTATTACTTCTTTGACAGCAGGGTATATCCCTTACGGTAACGGCACATCTGCTTTATCTAGTTCTTCAACATTAAACTATGATGGAACTACTTTATCTTCAACTCGTTACACATCTACAGCCACAGTTACGGCTTCTTCAAACGTAGGTGCTTACGCTTTTGGTACGTTAAATTATTCTGATACCAATATCATGGCGTCTTATAGCTCAAGCGTTAACGGCTATAACCAAGTAATACTACAAAACTTAAATGCTGGTGCGTCTGCTTCTACTAGCTATGTTGTTTCTAATAACAACGGCACATCAACAACTGGATACGGCGACTTTGGTATTAATTCGTCTGGTTTTTCTGGCACGGGTTCTTTAAATGGTCCGGGAAATGTATTCTTAGCATCCGCTTCTACAGACCTTGCTATTGGTACATACGGTTCAAACAACATCCGTTTTGTAACTAACTCACAAGCTACTGATGCACTTACTATTGGAACGGCTAACCAAGTTGCGTTTAACGGCTCTTACGGTACTACTGGGCAGGTATTAACTTCTGCTGGCTCTGGTGCTGCTCCTTCATGGACTACGTTATCTACTGGCGGCGGAACAGTTACCACAACAGACTTTACTGCTACCTCCGGGCAAACTGTATTTACGGTTAACTACACAGTGGGTTCTACTGAGGTTTACCAGAACGGCGCTAAGCTAGGTATTGCCGACTTTACTGCTACCAATGGTACTTCAATTACTTTGGCTACCGGTGCTACTACCGGTGACTTGATTGAAGTTGTTACATTTAGTAACTTAAACTTGTACAGCACAATTACTTCTGAGACTTTCAACGGTACTGGATCACAAACTGTATTTACAATGAGCGCTGTTCCGGCTAATGCTGCTTCGTTATTAGTAGCTATTTCTGGTGTAGTTCAAGAACCTACTACTTACTCAGTATCAAGTAACACTCTTACGTTTAGTACCGCACCTCCGTCTGCTTCTGGCAACATATCTGTTCGTTATTTAGGTATTGCTACTACAGGCTCTTCGTTTAGTGCAGGTACAACAGGCTTTACTCCATCTTCTGCTACTACAGGCGCAGTTGTGCTTGGTGGTACTTTAAACGTAGCTAACGGCGGCACAGGTGTTACAACTTCTACTGGTTCTGGGGCAAACGTTTTAGGAACTTCACCGTCTTTAACTACTCCCGCAATAGCAGGGTCAACTTCGGGTTCTGTTACATTAGCGGTTCCAGCCGTAGCTGGTTCAAATACTGCAACATTACCTGCCGCTACTGGCACAGTAATGGTTAGCGGTAATATGCCAGCGTTTAGTGCTACAAAAGTTTCTGCTACTCAAAGTATTACATCAAACACTTGGACTAAAGTTACTTTTGATACCGAAGAATTTGATACTGCAAACTGCTTTACTTCATCTACTTTTACTCCAACTGTTGCTGGTTATTATCAAGTAAATGGTCAAGTTGATATATACCCTTCTGTTGCTGGTAGCCGTTCTGCAATAAGAATATATAAAAATGGTTCAAATTATAAAAGTGGAAATGATATACAAATTTCAACACAAGTAGAAATGGGTGTTGTTATAAGTGCAGTATGTTATTGCAACGGCACAACTGATTATTTAGAATTGTATGCCCTTATGACTGCAACATCGCCAGTAATACAAAATTACAGCACTCGTTTTGATGCAGTTTTAGTAAGGGGTGCATGATGACTTTATTTGAAAAAATTAAATCTATTTATCCACAATTAACAGATAAAGACTTTATCAACACTATTGAATTACAAAACGATTTAGACGGAAAAGGCGATTACATTGCTAAATGGGAACACCCTACACTAGCTAAACCTACTGATGAGGAATTAGCATAATGGCACTGACTAAAACAAACCTAGAAAATATAGTTGAAGGTATTCTCCCCATAGCTAACGGAGGTACAGGCACATCTACTTTTCCAAATGGCGCAACGGTAACAAGTTCAGCAACAGACGTAACTCTTACAAATACTTCTAACCAAGTACAACAGATTGCAATGACGGCTTTTGGTAAGAATGTTATTTTGCCTGACGCTACGACATTTACTACTACAGGCGGTCCAAAGTTTATTATTTCAAATAATGGTGCTATTGCTTTTGACGTAGCAGCATCTGGCAGCGGTAGATTCTTTGGTCTTGCTCCCGGTCAAACAGTAGAAATTTCTTTATCAAGTATCAGCACAGCAACAGGCGGATGGGTGGCTACCCCAACTTCAGTATCACAATCAACTCCTTTTAGTGCATACTCTAATACAAATTTGCTGTCTTATACGGTTACTGCGTACAACTCAACAAACTCATTTGCAAGCGTTTACGGAACGACACTATTACCTTACAACTATTCAATGACTTGTACAGCACTATCTACTACAGCCGTATTGGTTACTTGGATTGCACCATCTACTGGATATGTAAACGGTGTTGTAGGTACTATTTCAGGAACAACAATTACTTGGGGCGCTGTAACAACTATTAACAGTGCACGTGTCTATACTACTGCAGTATCTGTTGCGCTTAGTTCTACAACTGCTTTAGTATGTATGCAAAACGCTGGTGCAGCAATGTATTGGATTGGTCTTTCTATTTCAGGAACAACCATTACACCGGGAACAATTAGCGCTACAGACTCAGCAAGTCAAGTGTGTGGAATTGCTGTTGCAAACTCAACAACAGTTGTACGTTTAACAGCTAACGGCACAAACATGGGATTAAGAGCAGTAGTTTATAACGGAGCTTCTGCCCCAACATTTGGTACCGCAATTACTGGACCGGGAACTACTAATAATAATGGGTATACAGGTCAAATAGTTGCACTAAATTCTACAACATTCTTAATTGCTTATGATAACTCAAGTACGTTTGCTAGGTGTTATACACTAGCAGGAACTACACTTACTGCTGGAGCAGCTGCGGTAACTTTAAACGTTACTTCCAGTTCTGTTAAAAATTTAATTTACGTTTCTGCTACAGAAGCAGTATTTGTAACAGGTGGTGGCTGGCAAAAACTTACTATTAGTGGAACTACAATAACATTAGGTTCTTATGGTACTACAACCTATATATGGAATAGCGGTGTTAATGGTTTGTTATATGCAATTGGGACACAACTTGTAGGAACTACTGATTTTATTGGCGTAAACTATACCTCAGAAATTGCTCGTTATTCATATAACTCTAGTTTAGGAACTGTAACCACAAAAGGTATTTCTTTATGTTCTAACTCTTTGCTTACAGTATATGCTTGCTCGGTATCTTCAACTCAAGCGCTAGTGGTTGGTCTAACACTATCCACAGACGGCAACAACAACTACTATCCAGCTGGATATTTAGTAGCATTAAACGGTTAAGGATAAACCATGACACAAGCAAGTAATCTAGCCAAAGGCGGCTCAAACTTTGATTCGGCTGGTGACTTAAGCCTGACTACAGGCGTCACTGGAACTTTACCTGTTGCTAACGGCGGCACTGGTACAACTTCATCTACCGGCTCTGGTGCGGTAGTTCTTGCGACCTCGCCGACTCTAGTTACTCCAGCTTTAGGCACTCCATCAAGCGGTACTTTAACTAACTGTACTGGCCTTCCTATATCTACTGGCGTATCTGGACTTGGGACTAACGTTGCAACTGCTTTGGGGGTTGCTGTTGGTTCTGCCGGTGCTCCAGTAATAAATGGTGGTGTTTTAGGCACTCCTTCAAGTGGTACTTTAACTAACTGTACATTTCCGACACTAAATCAAAATACTACAGGTACAGCAGCAAACGTAACAGGGACAGTCGCAGTAGCTAATGGTGGCACAGGCTCTACATCTTTAACAGCTAATAATGTACTTCTTGGTAACGGGACTTCCGCACTTCAAGTAGTAGCTCCGGGAACCACTGGTAACGTATTAACTTCTAACGGTACTACATGGACTTCTGCTGCTGCCAGCGGTGGTGGGCAATATCAATACTCATTAGCAACTAGAAGTACAGCATTTAACTCCAATGGAACTCCTTTAGTTTATAACTCTGCTGGAAGTTTGACTTGGACTGCTCCAACTGGAGTTACTAGAGTAAAAGTAACTGTGATTGCTGGTGGTGGTGCTGTTCAAGGAAATAGCGAATACGCTGGTGGTTCTGGTGGACAGGCAATTGGTGTTTATACTGTAAGCCCCGGAACTGCATATGCAATTACTGTTGGTATTGGTGGGGCATCTTCTAACGATACAGCTCCCGGCGGTAATGGAGGTTCTTCCTCATTCTCTACATTAGCCACTGCAACTGGTGGACAAGGCGGTCAATATGCAACTGCGTTACCGGGAACTAACGGAGCTGGTACTAGTGGAAATATAAGTAATACTGGCCAAACCACCAATGGATATTCATGGTATCAACGAACAGACCCAGCTGTTGGAAACGTTAGCTTAACTTATACGGATGTTGGAGCAATGTTTGGTGGCTATGTTGGAAATACTAACGGAACATTACTTGGACAAGTTTGGACACCTACAAATTCAAAAGCACAGCCGGGAACTCCGGGAACACGTATTACTTCCAACGGTTCAGGCGGTGTTAGCGGTTTAGTTTTAATTGAGTACATAGGATAAAAACATGAAAGCCCTAATTAGCCCAGTTCAAAATAATTTTGTTGTTCAAGTTGAAGAAACTCCTTTTGAAGTAGCAGACCCTTTATTTTGGGTAGACTGCTCTGATGATATCACTCCATATAACTATACTTACAATGGCTCAACTTTTGAGTCTTATATTCCAACCATTACTGCACAATATAATAAAGGAAGAGCAACAAAACTTCTTTATGATACAGATTGGGCAACAGTTAGTGATGTAGCAGACCCAGCATTATCAAACCCTTACCTAACAAACCAATCTGAATTCTTTGCTTATCGTAGTCAATTAAGGGCTTTTATTGCTAATCCGACTGAAGGCATAGTTTCTTTCCCTACAAAACCAACAGCACAATGGTCTAGTTAATGTTTGGAATAAGCTCATTTGCTCAAAGTACTTTTGCTGGATTAGGCACGAATGCGTTTGTTTTGAATATTAGCGAAGATGTCAACATGGCGGATGCCAATGCAGTAACAGCAGCTTTTAGCCAAAGCCTAAACGAAAACGTGGAGATGTTTGAGTACAACGCCCCTACTGGCGAATTCTATGCGCTTATTGACGAGTTTGTAGGTATGGCAGATGCTCAAACAGTAACGGCGGCTTTTGCTGCAAGTATTACAGAACCCCTAAACTCCGCAGATTTTGCAGAGATTACAGCCCAATTTGCTGCAGCGCAAACAGAAAACGTAGTAATGGCAGATACAAGTGCCCAATATTTTGCGGCTTTACAAGCCCGTACCGAGCCAATAGACTCAGTATTAGACCTTAATTCAGTAACCGCAGACCTTATTCAAAATATCACGGAAAACAGCAATTTAACCGATATACGAGCCATTACCGCCCAGTTTAAGGTTAACATTGCCGAAGCTATAGAATCTTTGGACTTTAATGCCATAGCTGCGCAGTTTGTAGCAAGCGTTACCGAAGCTCAGACTATGGCTGATGTAGCTACCATTATTTCTGTCTTTTTCTTAAATATTGTAGAAAACCTTGGTTCTGCAGACGCTAATACGGTTTCACAAGGCTTGTATTTTAGTATTACAGAAAACCTTAATTCTGCCGATTTTAGTACCCAACAGTCTAACTTCCTACAATCTATCGTTGAAACCTTTACAATAAGGGACTTGGCTTGTGTGCTTGGATGGATTAAAATCAACGATGACCAGACAGTAACTTGGACCGCAGCAAACAATAGCAATACCGTAACTTGGGCAGATATTAATAATAGCCAAACAGTAACTTGGGCGGCGGCAAATAACAGCAATACCGTAACTTGGGCAAATATTGGAGACGACCAAACCCCAAACTGGATAGCAATTGATACAAAGCAATGTTAATGAAAGAATAATATGGCATCTACTTACTCACCCTCACTACGACTTGAACTTATCGGGGACGGAGACCAATCTGGTATCTGGGGGCAAACTACCAACAATAACTTAGGCGGCTTAATAGAGCAAGCGGTTTCTGGGGTTATTACAATAACCATGACTGATGCTAACTACACCATGTCCAACTTTAACGGCGTGGTAGATGAAGCCCGAAATCAAGTTTTAGTTATTACTGGCACACTTACCGCCACACGCAACCTTATTGCCCCTTTAGTAGAAAAAACCTACATTGTTCAAAACAATACTACAGGTAGTCAGGCCATACAAATCATCGGCTCTAGTGGCTTGGGTGTAACTATTCCTAATGGAGTAGCGGCTTATGTTTATTGTGATGGCACTAATTTTTATAATGCAAACATTGGGTCAGCTGGTAACTACACAGTTAATGGCAATCTATCCGTAACAGGAAATGAAATTGTTTCAGGAAATTTTTTATCCTCTGGTGTTTTAGGTTCCTATATTGCGTCTGCATTCACTGCAAGTATTAGTAATGGTAGCTCCGCAGCGGGGACAATATTAAATGTAACGGCAGTAGCTAGCGGTACTTTATTTGTTGGGCAAACAATTACTGGTTCTGGAGTAACCGCAAACACAGTTATTACGGCTTTGGGTACTGGTACAGGAGGCATTGGTACTTATACTGTAAACAATTCTCAACTTATATTATCTGGGACAAGCTTTACATCTGCTGGATATGCTGTAGCTACGACACCCCCTGCTAACGATAACTCAGTAAAAATTGCTACAACGGCATTTGTTACTACGGCTGTTGGCTCTCCCGTACAAAGCGTAACAGGAGTATCCCCAGTTGTTTCTTCTGGTGGAACAACGCCAGCAATATCTTTAAGCACCGTCCCCGTAAAAAATGGGGGTACAGGACTAAGTTCACCAACAGTTAATAGTCTTTTAGTAGGTAATGGCCCAAATAACGCATTAAATCAAATAGCTCCTAGTACAACAGGCAATGTGCTTACTTCAACAAGCTCTACTATAGCCGTTGTTACAGGCTCTATTACAGGTACAGCTTTAGCAGTTACGGCGGTCACTTCAGGAACTTTACAGACTGGTGCTACATTAACTGCTCAAATAGGTTTAGTAAGCCCAACTTATTCAAGCGGTGGCGCTCCCGCACAAAATCAATTTGTTATATCTTCTGCTACAGGTGTAAGTGCAGGACAAACTGTTACTGGTACAGGCATCCCATCAGGTTCAACAGTAAGCGCTGTTGCTGGAACAACAATAACAATCAGCAATAATTTTACTGTACAGGCAGCGGGTACTTATAATTTTTACACGCCTTTAAGCTCAAACACTTCAATTACATCCCAATCAAATGCTACAGGCGCAACAGCTGCAACAACACAGACTTATTCTAGTGGCGGTGCTGTAAGTCAAGCAACTGTTGTGTTTGCCTCTACTTCTGGTCTTTTAATTAATCAGTTTGTTTCTGGTACAGGTTTAGCTACAGGCACATACATAACAGCTATTAGTGGGACTACAGTAACGTTTAGTAACAATTTTACAGTACAAGCTGCTGGTACATATACTTTTTATAATGCTGGTGGGATTGGTAACTATGTAATAACTCCATCTCAAACAGCCTCTAGCACAACCATTACAGCTACTTATAATAGTTGGACTTCCGCAGCAACGACTATCAAAGGTTTAGGTTTAGGTGGTGAGACTTGGTCAAGCGCTTCTTTTTCAATAGGCACTACATATACTAATAGTAACTCTTACCCAATTATGGTATCAACTGCTATTTTAGGTAGTAGCTCTGGCGGATTTAGCACTACCGTAACAGTGGGCGGAGTTCAACTTGTAACTGCATCCTATGGTGGTGCAACAGGTACTTGGAATTTCCCTATTACATTTATAGTCCCTCCCGGCACTACATATTCATTCTCGGGTCGTGGTACATCTGGCGGTGCAATTTTACAATAAGGAAAATTATGTTTTTAATTACATGGGTGTTTGACAAACTAGGCTATATGCCAAAAATTGATATGCAAATTGGTAAAGTCAATATTGAGGCAGCATGGCCTTTTCCAGAAGAAACACCAGCAAAGAAATCAGTTGTTAGAAAACAGACAACAAAGAAACCAGCAGTGGTTGCTAAGACAACTCGCACAAAGAAGGTGAAATAAAAGTGTGCCATGTCAGATCCGTTTGGTTTGTCCGAAGGAGTAAAGGCTCTTAGCGGAAGTCTAGATGCAAGTCGGGAGGCTAGCAAAGGGCTGTCTAAAAGTATTGAAGCTGCACAGCATGACGCAACAGAAGTGGCCCAGAAACAAGCTAATGATCGTATTAGGGCAAGACGTGAAGCAGAGTTTAAAAAAGAAAAAGCATTAATTAAAGCGCTTGAATCTTGGAAACATAAGAAACAAATCTCCGATGAGGAGGCAAAACTAAAGATTGATTTTGTTAAAAAGCATGGCGCTAAAGAATGGGAAGCGGTGTTAAAAATTAAACTAGATATTGAAAACCTTCAGCGTAAAGACAACGAAGAATATCAGCATGATTTAAAGGCAGTAAGGCGGGTACAGTTTTATTGTTTTGCGTTTGCCGCAGTTATAGCTTGGTATGCAACTTGGGGGTACAAGTGGTGAACGATGATTTTGATATGTTTATGTGGGTTTGGGTTGTTGCAACTTTGTGGATAGCCTTTGGTATATACGTTTATTGGAGTTAATTATGTTTGGTATAGATGACATTATTGGAGCAGGTTTAAAGATAATTGACAAGGTTATTCCTGATCCTGCCGCTAAAGCTGCTGCACAAATTGAACTACAAAAGATTGCTGCTAGTGGGCAGTTGGCTGAACTTCAAGCGGATATGAATGAGCAGAATAATGTTTCAGACCGTTGGAAAGCTGACTTAGGTTCTGATTCTTGGTTATCTAAAAACATTCGTCCTATGACACTAATAGCCATTCTTGCAGGTTATTTTGTATTTGCCACGTCTTCTGCTTTTGATTTAAATGTAAAACAAGCCTATGTTGAATTGCTAGGGCAGTGGGGTATGTTGATTATGTCAGCATACTTTGGTGGTAGAACTCTTGAAAAAATTATGGATAAAAAGAAATGAATCCTAAAGACCATATTATGATTATTGCCGCTTGGTCATTAGTGGCTATTGTGGGCGCTATGCTTTTAATGTTTTCTTATGCTGTAGTTGACCCTAACTTTGATACAGACAAAGTATTTCAAATTATTGGCCCAGCGTTTCAAACTATTGTAGGTGGATTTATTGGGCTTATTACTGGCATTAAAATAGGAAGTGATAATGAGTCTAAGTAAAGCACTTCAAGACCTTGGCATTGAATCTAAATGGGAAGCGCCGCTACAAGCTGCTTTTGATAAGTACGATATTAATACCCCTAGGCGCCAGTCTGCGTTCTTAGGTCAGTGCGCCCATGAGTCCGGTAACTTTAAAACTTTGCAAGAAAATTTGAACTACAGCGCTGAAGGGCTTATGAAGACTTGGCCTAGTCGGTTTCCTACCAAAGAGGTTGCAGATCAATATGCCCGTAATCCAGCTAAAATTGCAGGTAAGGTATATAACGGGCGTTTAGGTAATACTAGCGAAGAGGAAGCTACTAAATACTTAGGCAGGGGTCTAATTCAGCTAACAGGCAAAGAGAATTATGAGCGATGTGGAAGTGCGATTGGCGTTGACCTTTTGTCTGACCCTAACTTATTGCTTGATCCGCGATATGCAGCAATGTCGGCTGGATGGTTTTGGAACAAAAAAGGGTTAAACGAGTTGGCTGATTCTCAAGAACATGGTCAAATTACTAAACGTATTAACGGCGGTCTTATCGGTTTAGATGACAGGATTACCAAAACTACTAAAGCCCTTGCAGTACTAGGATAATCCATGCCATTACAAAAATTACAACTTAGACCCGGTATTAACAAAGAGGGCACAAACTATACCAATGAAGGCGGTTGGTTTGATTGTGATAAGGTGCGCTTTCGTTCTGGTAATGCAGAAAAAATTGGTGGTTGGACACGCCTTTCTAACAATACATTTCGGGGTATATGTAGAGCGCTTTGGAATTGGGGAACTTTATCTGGCGCTAATTTGTTGGGTGTTGGAACTAACCTTAAATACTATATTGAGCAGGGCGGTGCATATAACGATGTAACCCCCCTTAGAGTTACCTATACTCATAGTACAACCCCTAGCACCGATAATATGTTTTCTACAGTTAATGGGTCTAAAGTTGTTACCGTAACACTTTCTGGTTATGGTGGAGTTGATAATGACTTTGTAACTATTTCTGGTTCTACTGCGGTAGGCGGCATTCCAGCTGCAGAATTAAATGCTGAGCAACAAATACTATATAAGTCTGGAACCCAGTTTACATTTACTACCACTACCGCTGCTACATCTACAGTTACAGCGGGTGGAGGCACAAATATTACCGCGCAGTTTCAAATTAATACTGGATTAGACGTTGAAATTGCTGGTACTGGGTGGGGCGCTGGTACTTGGCCTTCTTACATTGATACAACCCTTACTAACCCATTTACAGCAGCTAGTGCTGGGGTTTCTGTGCTTACTGTTACTAAAACAGCGCATGGGCTAACTACTGGCGACTATGTGTATTTTTCTAGTATTGCTGCTGATGCTTGCGGAATAAACAGACTGGTTTTGCAAAAATCATTTCCAATAACTAGTACTGGGGCTAATACATTTACTATTTCTACAGTCATTGGCTCTAATACCTATACAACTACCTCTACAGCAGCTTCTGGTGGTACAGTTGTTATTAGCACTCCTGTAGCTCCAGTTCGTGGTTGGGGTGCAGCGGCTAGCGTTGGCGTTGCCCAGCAGTTGCGTTTATGGACTAATGACAATTTTGGTCAGGATTTAGTTCTCGCTCCTCGTGGCGGTGAAATTTATTTGTGGCTGCCTTCCGGTCAAGTGTATCCAAGTGGCGCTGCTGGAGGTCTTACTACTAGAGCACAGCTTTTATCAGTAGAATCAACAGCAGCTAGCTATTTAGGACAATTTGTTCCTAACAACACCAATCAAATTATTGGTTCGGCAATTCAGCGATTTGTGATTGCTTTTGGTTCTAATCCATATGACCCTACAAATGCAGATACCGCTTTTGATCCTTTATTAGTACGCTGGGCTGACCAAGACAATCCTTATCAATGGGTACCTTCAGTAACAAATCAGTCTGGAGAATTCCGACTTAATATTGGTTCTTACATTGTTTGTGCACGTTCAACCCGCCAAGAGATACTAGTTTGGACTGATGCGGCTCTTTATTCTATGCAATATCTTGGGCCGCCGTATGTTTGGGGATTCCAGTTGTTGCAAGACAATATATCTATTATGGGTCCAAATGCCTCTATTACGGTTAATAATGTAACCTATTGGATGGGTACGGATAAATTCTATCGCTATACTGGTCGTGTAGAAACCCTGCCTTGTACATTACGTCAGTATGTTTACCAAGACATTAATCAAGCCCAAAACTTCCAAGTGTATGCAGGTAGCGTAGAAGGTTACAACGAGATTTGGTGGTTCTATTGTTCTGCCAATAGCAACATTATTGATCGCTATGTTATTTATAATTATGTAGATAATGTTTGGTATTATGGCAACATGAGCCGTACCGCTTGGCTAGACTCTGGTTTACGTACATACCCAATGGGTGCCGACACCGCTAACTTCCGCATTTTGTACCATGAGAATGGTGTGGACGATGTATCAGGGTTAACCCCAGTACCTATCGTGTCTTATGTTCAGTCATCCGACTTTGATATTGGCGATGGTATGAACTTTGGGTTTGTATGGAGAATATTGCCCGATCTAACATTTAACGGATCTACATCAGGTGTGCCATCAGTAACGATGGTAGTGCTGCCTCGCCAAAATGCTGGTACCGCTTATGGAATGCCTAATGCACCAGTAGTAGCAAGTGCTCAAAACTACAATACTAGACATACATATAATGTTCAACAGTTTGACGGACAGGTATATACCCGCATTAGGGGTAGGCAAATGGCGTATAGGATTGAGTCTGATGGGTTAGGTGTTGCTTGGCAGATGGGCTATCCACGTATTGATATAAGACCGGACGGGCGCAGATAATGGCATATAACGCTCCGCTACGCTCACCAAAAGCGCCTAACTTGCCTAATGCTCCGATGAATGAGTATAACGCTGGATATTTTGACCAGTATTCCAATGTGCTACGTCTTTACTTTAACCAAATTGATAACTTTACCCAAGCATCTGCTATACCGCTTTCTGGGACTACAGCAGAAAGACCTGTAAGCACCGCACAGGTAGCGTTAGCAGTGGGGCAGATTTATTACGATACCACTTTAGATAGGCCGATTTGGTGGAATGGCACAGTCTGGAAAAAGGCTGATGGAACAACGGTTTAATATGTTAAAATCAACACAAAATATCCAAAAAGGACCGCTATGAGTTTAGTCCATGCTGCCAATCATTTAGCCGCGCAAGGCCGTGGGGAAGACACGCATCTAGTCCATATGACTTCTAAAGAGCTTGCTGCAATGCAAAAACTTGCAGAGAGCCAAGGAAAGTCTTTAACCATTAACCCAAAAACCGGCCTTCCAGAAGCGGGAATGCTAAGCACCGTATTGCCTATGGCCTTGGGCGCTTTGGCCGTGGCAACTGGTCAGGTTGAGTTTTTACCCCTAATTGCAGCTGGTGTAGGTGCTGCTGACTATGCTATTACAGGAAGTCTTACCCAAGGTCTTATGGCGGTTTGGGTACTTGGTCTGGCGGTAGCCTTGCTGGTGGTATTGAAGCATTGGGTGCCGCATCAATAGAAGAAGCCGGAAAACAGAGCGTTAACGCAGGTATTAATGCAAGCATGGAAGCTGGCGGACAAGAAGCTATAAAAACGGCTGGACAACAAGCCGCCCAAGAAGCTATTAAACAAGGTGCAGACCAAGCTGCTCAAGAAGCCGCTAGAAAATCTGCAGAAGAAGTTGCAAAAGGCCGCATTATTGATGAGGCAAGTCAAGAAGTTACAAAAGAAGGTCTTAAACAAGCTGGGCAATATGGTAGCTCAATGTCAAAATTAGGACAAGGCTTTTCTAATGCTGGCGGTACTGGTATTTTTGATTCAGCCGCAAATGCTGGTAAGTTTGCAATGGATAATAAAATGGCATTAGCCGGAACAGCTTTACCATTGTTAACTGGTGGTAATTTATTTGGCAATAAATCTGCTGCTCCAACTCAAACAGCCCAAAAGAATCCATTTGGCATGAAAGAAATTCCACGGGATGAGAATGGTAAACCTATATTTAATGCTTCCATTCCTGCACAACCAAACCCAGCGTATACTCCGGTTTATCCTGATTACGTAAAAAATCCTTACGTTTCTGGCGCTGCTGGTGGCGGTTTAATGTCCGGTATTCCGGGCTATAAAGGATCTCCAGACTACGGCAGTATGGTTGAAGGCGTTGGTGAGATAGAGCGCGGCATAGAGATGGCATCAAAACGCAGGCCATTAGAGGTACCAAATCCTTATGTTGAAATTGAACCAGACGAACCTGAGCTACGCCGTCTAGACCCTCATAACCGCGCCCGTAAAATGTTGGAAATGTTATCTAGTTCTAGTAGAGTAAAAATGGCTAAAGGACTTCCACAATCAAATGTATTGGGAGCCATCAGTACTGACCCGGCAAAAGTGATTGCAGAGCAAAGAGCAAAAGAAGCTATTGCAGCAGAACAACCTACAGAAGCCAAAGAAGGCGGTTTAATGGCTGCTGGTGGACAAGCACATTTGGGTGACTATTCTGATGGTGGCCACCTATTAAGAGGCCCCGGCGATGGCGTTTCTGACTCCATCCCTGCTACAATTGGCGGTAAACAGCCAGCAAGATTAGCTACTGGAGAATTTGTAATACCAGCCCGTATTGTTTCTGAAATTGGTAATGGATCTACAGATGCCGGAGCTAAGCGTTTATACGCAATGATGGATCGTATTAAAGCAAAAAGAGCCAAGACAAAGAACATAGCAGCAGATACAAAGGCGTACAAGTATTTACCAGCATGAGCATAGAGATCCGTCATATACCAACCAACAATGTTGCCCAAGTTTGGCCTTTAGTTGAAAAATATATTGACGCATCTCAAAAGAAAGGTAATGGTGGTGATTACACTTTAGATCATGTAAAAGTGTATTTATCAACAGGTATGTGGATTTTAGTAGTAGCAATAGATGCACAAGGCATAGTACATGGAGCGATGACAGTTTCTTTTGTTAATTATCCAAATGACCGAGTGGCATTTATTACTTCTACAGGTGGAAAAGAAATTGTTTCAAAGGAATCTTTGGTGCAATTAAAGGTTATTGTTCAACAAATGGGAGCTACTAAGTTGCAAGCTGCGGTTAGGCCGTCAATGAAAAGGCTTCTTAGTAGAACTGGATTTTATGATCGTTATCAGATAGTAGAGACAAAATTATGAGCATTTTAAGACACAAACGTTTTTCATTAGCTGATGGCGGAGTTTACCGTGATTCTGGCGGCGGCGGTGGGGGAGGGAATCAAGGACCTACTCAGACTAACGTAATGAATACCAATATTCCTGAGTATGCGCGGCCATACGTAGAGAATATGTTAAACGCTGCTCAGGCTCAAATTTATAAGCCTGACATGACTGGTTTTAATGAATATACGCCTTATAGCAATGATCCAACAAAATACATAGCTGGCTTTAGTCCATTGCAGCAACAAGCGCAATCTGCTGCAGCCAATCTGCAAACGCCCGGGGCATATGGCGCGGCACAGGGCATCACTGGTTATGGAATTGGCAATGCTTTAGGAATGGGTGCAAGCGCAAACCCACAAGGATTCCAAAGTCAAGTTGGTGGTTATATGAACCCATATATCCAAAGTGCTTTAAATCCAGCATTAGCAGAAATCCAGCGCCAGTACGACATTACCGGCGTACAGCAACAAGGCGGAGCTACTAAATCTGGTGCCTTTGGTGGCAATCGTGAAGCATTAATGTCCGCCGAAAACCAACGCAATAAAAACATGGGCATGAATCAAGTAATTGGTCAAGGCTATAACCAAGCATTTGGTGCAGCGCAAAATCAATACAACGCAAACCAAGCATTTGGCTTGCAGGCTAATCAAGCGGCTATGCAAAACGCTAATCAATTAGCTGGTCTTGGTGGTCAAGAGTTGGCTGCAAGACAAAGCATTCTTGGAACTCAAGCACAGCAAGGCGCTTTGGAGCAACAACAGCAGCAGAACGTTATTAATCAAGGAGTTCAAAACTACGCTACAGCGCAGCAATATCCATTCTTACAATTGGGTATGCTGAACTCTATGTTGCGTGGTTTGCCAATGCAGCAATCTACTACACAGATGTATCAAGCTGCACCTAATCAAATTTCTCAGTTGGCTGGTCTTGGAACCGCAGGTTTGGGCGCGGCTGCAATGTATAACGCGGCCAACAAAGCGGATGGCGGTGTAATTAAGATGGGTACTGGCGGCGCTGTGCCAATGAAGATGTACAGTGACCAACAATTGCAACAAGTTCCACAGAGCCCAGTATCTACCCCAATAGATGATATGTACGCTCAAGGATTAATGCAGGAGCGCGCCTATAACCGTAGCAACCCACAGGCCGCCCCACAAGCAGCCAGTTTAATGCAATCTTCCCCAATGCAGCCCGGATTGCCAATGCCACAGAATGTACCACAACAAGCCGGCTTAGCTGCCGCGCCAACAGGGAACATGACCCAAATGGCTAGCGGCGGTATTGCCTCTTTTGCGGAAGCAGGCGATGTTCCTGAAGGAAAAACACCAAGCATGGCAGACGTAATCAAACAATTTACCGATAAAAAAGGTAATGTTGATTACGGCAAAGCAGGTGTTGCATTAATGAGCATGGAAAATCCAGCAACAAAACAAAGAGCGCTTGAAAAAGAAGAATTGAAACAAAGTATTGCAGAACAAAAAGGGATGATTAATCCAGCTTTTGTAACTCGTTTTGGATTAAATATGATGAATGCTCCTGCTGGACAGCCGGGCGGTACATTTAGTCAGCTAGCGTCTAACGTGGGACGTTCTGGACTTGCTGCATTAGGACCGTTTGAAAAAGAAACTAATGCAATTCTTGGTTTAAAACGCGAATTAGCTCAAATGGATTCTAAAGGTATTGCAGCGGACAATAAAGAAAGACTGGAAAAAGCAGGCGAACTTATCAAGATTCAATCTAATTTAGATATGAAAAATGCACAACTAGCCGCTGCTGGCGCGAGCCGTGAAAATACCCAGTCTTATAAAGATATGCAACTGACTGGAATGGCTCAGGAACGTTATAATACTTTACTGTCACAAAGTTTGCAGTATATTAAAGATAACGCCAAACCGGGTAAACCCTTGTATAACAAGTATAAAGAAAACCCAGCACAGATGGAAATTGATGCTGCAAATTTTGCAATGAAGAACCTATCTCCAGAACTAAGGCCATTGTTAAAGATGACTCAATTTGATCCAAATCAACTCAATACTAGTCTTGGAGTAACAACTACAGCATCAACAGACCGTCCGCCATTAGCTAGCTTTCAAAAATAAGGATTAAGTATGGCTTTTGATATTGCAGGCGCAAAAAAAGCTGGGTATTCTGACGCGGAGATTGCCGGCTTTTTAGGCCAGCAAAACAAGTTTGATGTTCCCTCAGCCATAAAATCTGGATACACTTATCCTGAAATTATTAATCACCTATCTAAGCCAGTAGAAAAACCTACTCAAGCTCCTGAATCTGAATTTAAAGCCGGCCTCTTATCCGGCACCACACTTCCGGCAGACGCCCCTCCAATGGGCAATCGGATGATTAGTGAGGTTGGCGTAGAGCCTTTGCCTATTACCAGAGAGTTGCCAAAGTTTGATGTTAGCAAGATGCCTACCGAAGCGGAAAAGGCTGCGGCTACATTTGGATTAAATCCAGATATGGGCGTTGGAGAAAAAGCTTTGCGTACCGCTAAGGCAGCTGCCTATGGTGCATCTACTGCTTTGCAACAAACATGGTTAGGTGGCGCTCGTATTATTGCCGACCTTAGTGGCACACATCAAGATGACGTTAAAGGTGTTAGTAAGCAGTTAGCCAAAGAACAGGGCGCTGTAGAAAAGACTTTTGAAGACAACTACGGCTTAAAGATTGCTAAAAATATTGGTGAGTCTGTATTAGCTAACGTTCCTACTATTTATACTGGTCTTGCAGCTGGCTTGCCGGCCGCGTACACCACAATGTTTGGCCAGTCATTCCTGCAAACGTATGACGATAGCCGTAATGAAGGATTGAACGTAGCCCAAAGTACGGCACGTTCTGCTTTGTTTGGTGCTGCCGAGGTACTTGGTGAACGGATTGGTTTGCCTACATTGTTTAAAGGTATCAAAGACATTGGTGCCGGCGTCTCTGCAAAAGAGTTAGCCAAAACTGCAGCAAACTTTGTCATGAAAGATCTGGCCGGTGAAGAGTTAACTTACCTGTCTCAATACCTAACCGACATGGGCTTTGGATTAAACCCACAAGCCAGCCTAGAACAGTTTTTCCAAGGCGCTGTAGATACCGCATTAGTTACTGTAGGCCAAGGCGCGGTTATGGGTGGTGCCGGTATGGCATCTAATAAAATCCTTAAACAGATCCGTAAATATAGCCCAGAGGCAGAAGAAAATGCAGTCCTACAAAAAGGTAAAAACGTTACCGTAGAAGGTGCTCCTCCTATACCACCTAGTGGTACACCTGCAGGTACACCACCGGGCGCTCCACCGGCCGGCCCACAAGACCTTGGTAAGTTCAAGGCTCTTGAAGACCAAGACATTGAAGAACAGGACAAAGAAAGAATTGACCGTCTTGATGCTTTAGAAGCCGAGTTCAAATCAATTGACGAGAAGTATAAGACTGCAACGCCAGCCGAGTTTGGTGATCTTAATAGACGTCAAGGCGAAATCACTAAAGAGATAAATAATCTAGTGGCTGGTGCTACAGCTCCGCCTACAGAAGCTGCCGCGCCCAAAGCGCCAGAAGCAGTGGCTCCAAAAGTAATTAATGATCCAAATGAAAAAAATGGAAAAACAGCAGAATTTGATAATGGCAATGCTTTTGTAACTTATGTTCAAGATAAAGATGGGAACATTAGAGTAACAGATATTAACGCTGAAGATTCGCAAAAAGTATCTGGAAGAGAAATTCTTCAATGGTTAAAAGATACATATAAAAAACCAATCATTGCAAATGAAGTTGATCCTCCAGCAGTTGGCTTTTGGGAAAAGATGCAGAAAGAAGGGCTTGTTAACGACTGGCATCATACCATTTACGATAAAGGCACAAAACCATTAGAGACTACACCTTCAAAAGCACCGGAAGTTAAAGAAGAAAAACCTTTAACAATGGAAGAAAAGTCTGCGTTCTTTGAAAAAAATAGAATAGCAAGACAAAGAGAAGCGGCTGAAAAAGCTAAATCAGATATCAGAACGCCACTTAAAGAAGTTACTGAAGACGATTTAACGGTTGCAACTAGAGCTATGGATCTTGCCGGCAAAGATGTTGAAATGGCTGATGAGGCCCTTCCGTATCTAAAGAAATTAGAAACAGCTGGTTTAATTAAAATTAAACCCGGCAGACGTAAATCTTTTACTCTAACCAATTCTGGCGAAGCTTTGCGCGGTTCTTTTTATGATATGAGCCAACAAGAAAAGCAAGTTGCACTTGAGGATTTTCTTACAGGAAAGCCAGTAGAGGCAATTGGAGAAAAGCCACAAGAAGAAGTAAAAAAAGAACTTGTTCCGCTTGGGAAAGAAACGTCTAGAGGGCTCTCTAAGTATTTAAAAAATATAGCAGAAGCCAAAACTCCAGACGAGCGTTTTGATGCGGTTAATCAACTTAGGGCTGCAGGATATACGGAAGAATCCGCCAAAGAAAAATATCCATCTTTGTACAGAAGTGCTTTTGAAAAACAACCGGCAGAAGAAAAACCAAAGACTAAAGCCGAGGTTAATAAAGAGCGTCAGGCCAAACAAAGAGAAGCGACAAAGAAAGAACAAAAAATAACCGTATACCACGGTACAGAAGCAAAATTTGATAAGTTTGATGATACAAAACTTGGAACTTCTGAATTTGCGGTTCAATCATCACAATTAGGGCATTTCTTTTCATCTTCAAAAGATGAGGCAAATAAATATGGAAAGAATTTAGTATCAGCAAACATTGAAATGGCTAATCCATATATAACCTCATGGGACAACGTCAAGGAAGAAGATGGTCTTGATTTAAAAAATAAATTAAAAAAACAAGGTTATGATGGAGTTATTATACGAGATAAAGGAAAGCCAGATTATTACGTTGCTTTCAATTCAGATCAAATAAAAATATTACCAAACAAAAAAGAAGTTCACATTGAAGGCAAAAAAGAGGAGCCAGTTACTTCTAAGACTATTGAAGAGTCTATGGAGAAGGCCGTTTCTAAAGTTGACTATGCCAAAATCAAAACCGCGGTTAAGAATCAATTTGATCAAGCCATCAAGCGCGCTACTATCCAAACGGATAAAGAATGGGACTCATCTACAAAAGATGATAACAGCTACGTTACCATCAATATTCCCGGAGATGGAACATTTAAGGTTAAGAACAACGTAGAGCGTCTCAAAGAGATGCAATCTAAGATTACTAATGCAGTAGTGCCCAAAGTAGCCAAGGAACCATCCGGCCCATCATCTGGGTCTATAGAAGCATTTAAGGCAATGGTTGATGATAAGGACATGGAAAACGCTATTGAGTATGCCAAGCTCAAGGGCTTAGATCCTAAGACTGTTAAGTTAACACCAACCCAGCGCACTACTGTAGATAAGTATTTAAAGAACCCAGCTGAGTTTGAACGTCAGACTGCAGTTGAAGAAGAAAAACCATCCGATAGAGAGCTGGCTGCCGGCCGCGAAAAATTGGCAAGAGAAGAAGAACGCAATGAAGAGGCTAGATTCAAAGCTGTAATAGATACAACTATTCGCTCTACGCCAGCGCAATTAAAAGGCGATATTGCTAAACGCAATATTACCTCTATGGATGCAAAACGGATGTTAGAGGCATTTCCTAATTACCCTGAAGGCGTTGTTAAACCATATACCGTTAAACAACTTCAAAAGCTAGCCGGCCCAACAGAAAAAGGCGTACCAAGACTTGAAGGAACTGTTGACGAAGATGGTTTTAAAGTTACAGCGCCAATGTTAGTTGAGCTTAATAATCGTGGTTATGAAATGTTGCACATTGATAACCCAAAAACTTATAAAGATAAAAGTGGTGAACTACATAGAACAATGGAAAAAGATGGTGTTCGTGTAGCGTTTGATGGATCATCTACTTTATTTTTACATAATGGCAGAGTTAATACAGCTAGAGGCGGTGAAAAAGATTTAATATTTTATAACTTACAAGTTGATCCAGAAAAAAGAAAACAAGGATTGGCAAAACAGGCTTTGAAAGATATTACAGATATAGCAAAACAAAATGGACTGCGTGTTTATCTTGAGCCTGTACAGTTAGAAAAAAATGGGATGACTAAACAACAGTTATCCAAACTATATTCTGAATTTGGTTTTGAGCCAAAAAATGAAGCTGGTTCAATTATGGTTTTAAAACCACAGATTGCGGATGAGTCACGCATTATTGATGTTGAAGCTATTGAAATTACCCCGCAACAGGTAAAGCTATTAACCAATCAAGTCAATAAGTTATCTGATGAAGATATTGCTACTTTAGAAGAGCATTACGGCATTCCAAATTCCAGCATGGACTTCATGAAGCGTATTCGTGAAGACATTATTACCTACACCAATAAAGGTGCTGAGGCAATTGATAAGGCTATTCGTAACATCATTGCTAAGTTGCAAGCCGGTATGCTGTCAGTTGCTATGGTATTTAATCCGGCCTATATGAGCGAGCAGTCTGTAGTGGTTTACCCATCTAAGGTAACTACTGAAGAAGTCAGGGCTGAAGTTCCCGATTCTGCTAGTGAGATGTCTGATGGTGGTAAGAAGGCGTTCTCTATACTGTTTGCCGCGTTGCAACCTGAGATGCAAGCTAACGATAAACTATTTACCATTGTAGACAAACCAACATCCAAAGCATTTGTATTTCAACCAAACGGCAGTCTATTGCTCAAAGACAATGTAGTTTTAGGCAAATCCCTTGGTGACGTTTATGTTGGACAAACAGAATTTAAGGGCAACCAGATTACTCCTGCCGGCGCGCTTAGAGTTAAAAAAGAAAAAGGCAGCGCCACTTATGATGGCAAAACTATCTACACAGTAGGCAACGTAAAAGAAGGCTGGAACGTAGCCTTTATGCATACTGTTTATTTAAAAGAAGCTGATGCTGCTGCCCGTAAACAAGCCTTAGCAACTGGTCAAGGCACCCGCTTATCCCATGGATGTGTTAACGCACAACCAGAAGTAATGGATAAGCTGGAAGAAGGCGACCGCATGGACAAATCTATTGTTTTTGTTGTGCCAGACGATCAAACCAAAGTACATGAATATATTGCCAATACAGTTCCAAACGAAGACCTTACTCGTGAAACGATAAAGCCGGCCACTAAAACTACCAAGACAGAAGAAGTTAAAGTAGAACGTAAGATTGTTGGTAGAGAGCAAGAGGCCACTGAGCCACGCAAAACTCAAGCAGAAATTAACCGCGAGCGTCAGGCTAAAAAACGTGTAGAGGGTCAAAAAGAAGAGCCATACATTCCACTGAATATGCCTGAAGAGTTTAAAGAGGCAAAATTAAGTGTTGATAACCCCGGTGGTAGCTGGCTCAAAGACAAGCGAGAATATTCCCTTGAACAGGGCTTATATAAAAAATATGGGGTTCCACAAATATTTGGTTCCGTTACAGCCAGTTTTAGAAGGGATGTATTAATTCCTGTTGACCTTTTAGCTAAAGTCAAAGGAATGCGTAATGAACAACAAAATGTACGTTCAGAGTCTATTGATTATTTAACCAAATATATGGAAGAAAATAAAAAACTTCCTCCATTTAGAAATGAAGAACCAGCAAGTCATTATGCGCCTTTTATTCAGGTGTATCAAGATGGAACGCCTTATGTGAATGAGGGCAATCACCGTATTATGGTTGCTAAAAAATTAGGTTTTAAATATTTACCAATTGAAATCCGTTGGTTCAATGGCGCAGAAGATGAAGGCGGTGATTTTGATCCTAAGAAAATTATTGCCTACGATAAGCAAGCTCATGAAGAAGGCTATACATTAACCAATTACGCTAAAAAACCTTATCAAGAATTATCTATGCTGTCGCCGGGCGCATATGAACGCGCTCTAAATAAAAACGTAAATAAAGACCGCGAAGAAAGCCAGCAAGAATACAGAAATGTTAGGGCAGCTGTTCGCCGTAAAACTAAAGAGATTGCTAGAGTTGGCTCTACTATTCCATTACAGAAAGAGTTAAACCGTTTGCTTGAAAGCGAACAAGCAATTAAAGATTACTTAGATGCTACATATAAAGAAGATAGAAGACCTATTGCTTTCAAATTAAAAGCGGTAGCCGAAGAAAAAGAAGGCAACCTAGCTCCTGAAGTATCTGAATTTATCCAGCACATTTATGCAACCAATCCAAAAATATTAGATGGATTACAGTTGTCTGTTAGGGCAAATAAAAACCCCAATAATCCTAGCTCTGCAAACTTTGCGCCATACTCTAGGATTGTTACCCTTTGGAAGAATGGTTCTGGCGTAGACAATCCAAACACAATTAGCCATGAATTAACCCATTCATTTGAACAGATGATGGATGCAGATACCAGAAAAGTGGTGGTAGATGCATGGGCAAGATCTCTTGAAAAAGCAATTAAAAATTATCCGGGTCAAAAACATCAAGATTATTTTGATGCTGTTATGGAATATTTGGAAAACCCAACCAAAGAAAATTATGATGATGCTGTTAACAAATTAAAAGATATTGGCTATGATTTTTATCAATACCTAACGCCATCCGAGTATTGGGCTGTCAATGGTACTGATATGTTTCGTGCAAAACTTGGTACCACATGGGATAAATTTGTTAATTCCATCAAGGGTTTAATTGAAGGTTTAAAGTCTTTCTTTGGCATGAACAACACTTATGTCGTTCACAAAACCATGAACAAAATATTTAAAGGTGAGATGGAACGTGTAGACCATGGCAGCTTAATTGGATATTTGTTAAGAGGTGAATATAAAGGCGATCTTCAAAACATAGAAGAAGAGGAAGGCGACTTTATGGACGCCTACCGCGCCCAGCGTGAAGCTGATGGCCGTGAAGACTTTAAACTTAAGACTTCTAAGTCTGTCAAGGATATGCTGCTTGGATCTTACGGCGCGGCTAGAGAAGCAGCTAAGGCGGTAAAAGAAAGCCCAATGCTGGCTGTCAATAAGATGGCCAGCAAACTAGATCGCGCGATAACTTACGCACGTATTAAGGGTGTTTGGTATGGCCGCGGACTAGAAGTTGCCGAGGTTAAGAAATTTAACGGTCAAGTCAAAGACGGCCAAGAGAAGGCCATTGCTACTGTAGCATTGACCAACGCCCTGCATTCTGGTGAGATTATGTCTCAGGTCATTATGCGTGGTAAGTTGATGTTTGATACTGAATCACAGATGTTCCGCGCCGAAGACGCTAAAGAATCCCTTGCCAATGTGATGTTGGCTAAGCATGACTTGATTGAACGCGTTGGCGCCCAAGAAGCCAATAACATGATTCAAGATTACTTTGAGGCCAAGCGCTCTAGAAGTATCTTAAACGCTTTCCAAAAGCAAGAAGGCATCGTAGAGAAAGCCAAAGAAAAAGCCGAGAAGATAGAGTTTGGCACTGATGCGTATTATGACGCCTTGGATGAAGTAGAAAAGGCCAAGAATGACTTCTATAACATTGCGGTTGCCAGAAGCAAGGTGAAGTTAAGTGATGAGTCTATTGACATCTATTCCGCGCTGGAAGATGACAATCCAGAGCTCAGAAATATGATGGACAACTGGCAAGCGGTTAATAGAAATAACCTTGACAACATGGAGTTCTCTGGTTTAATTGACAAGAAACGTTATAAGTCTTTAACAGAAATTGATGACTATGTTCCTTGGCAGCGCATCCAAGATGAGATGGAAGACGTTCATAGCGCACCTATCCGTGGATCAACCAAGAGCTTAACTAACGTAGCTAAAGAAAAAGTCTTTAAACGCAACGCGGCCGTAAATAAAGCAGCCAGAGAATACATTGATGGCGAGATTGATCTTGATCAGTTTAATGAAGCTATTCAACTGTACCAAGAGGACCTAGGTGAGATTGATGACATCCTAGACAATATGCTGCATAACACTGCCGTTTTAGGCCGTAACTCTATGCGTAACCATGCTGCCAATATGATTGCCGCGCGGTACGCAGAACGTTATACCGAAGGTAAAAAGAAAGACAAGCTCAAGCTCTACAGAGAAGAAGGTAGAGATGATAACGGTGTACGTTTAAATATTGTAGTCAACGGCAGGAGAGTGATTGTTAACATCCCAGATCCATTAATTGCTGAGGCGGTTATTGGTATGGAAAACATCAATATGCCGGCAGTTGAGATATTTGCAGTTATGGCTAACTTGTTGCGCCGTGGTATTACTACTTGGCCACAGTTCCAATTACGCCAGCTGTTCATGGATGCCCCAACCGCGGCCATGGTTTCCGGCCTAGGCGCTAAGAACTCTGCCATCCTGTATGCAGATACATTTAAATCATTCTTAAATGCTCTCAATTCAGAAGACCCAATCGTCCGCCATCTTAAGGCCTACGGTATTGGTGGATTCCAATCTTATACCCGCTCACCAGAGCAGCAATACAAGCAGCAAATTGGCTTGGTAGAACAAAAGAAATTAGATCAATTTACTAATCTGTTAGATAAAATTGGCGATGCTTCCGATATGGCGCAGCGCATAGCAACCTACAAGCGCGTGCTGGCTGAAACCGGTGATGAGACATTGGCGCTAATTAGATCCAATAACATCATTGACTTTAAGAAGCATGGTAACGCTAAGATAGTTGTTGCTATTACCCGTTCCGTATCATTCATGAATGCCTATGCCCAACAGTTAGACGTACTGGCTGAAGCTCTAGCCGGCGGTGGTTTAAAAGGCAAGAACCGCGCAGCTGCATTTGGTTCTATGCTCAAAGTAGCTGCAATGTTAACCATGTGGACAACTCTTTACACATGGATTATGGGCGGTAACGATGAATACGAGAAGATGGATGATCAAAAGAAAGCCCGTAACTTTGTTATTCCTAAGAATTTAACTAAGTATATTGGCGTAGAAGACAACATCCTATTGCCGATGAATACTTCCGCGGCATATTTCTTTAAAGCAATGCCAGAGTTAATTACTAACTATGTGATTAAAAAAGGCACCAAGAATGAAGTAGACGGCACTAGATTGCGTAAGGCTCTGGCTGAGGCTGCAATAGACTCATTGCTTGGCCCAAATCCTATTGCTACCGGTGTTAAACCGGTTGTAGAGATTGGCCTTAAGCGCAACTTCTTTACCGGCGGTGCAATTACTCCAAAAGGATTAGAAGGATTGGACGCGTCAGAACAGTACAACGCCTCTACTTCAGAGCTAGGCAAGATTATGAGCGCAGCTGCTGGTGGTGTATTAAACCCAATTGAAATGGATCATTTAGTTAGAGGTATCTTTGGAACCAACGGTGCTGTGGTTATGTGGGGATCTAATATGCTCTCTGGTGATCGTCCAACTGCGGAACAAAAAGACAATCCGTTATGGGGCGGACTGATGGATAGAGACGTAGGCCGCGGCCCAGAATCCCTGTTTTATGATCTTAAGTCTGAAGTTGAGCCTAAGCACAAGACTTTTATGAAGTTAATTGAGCGCGAAAAAGACAAAGAAGCTGATGACTATTTCAAGAAACATGAAAAAGAAATTGCTGCTTATGAATACGTTACTGGTATTGAGGCCGCGCTTAAAGAAATCAACAAAGAAATCCGCAGGGTTGGCGAAGTGAGAGATCCTAAGTTCTCTAAAGATGACCGCCGCAAGGAAATCCAAGAGCTTCAAAATACTAAGAATGACATTTTAAGTGACGTAATCCAGATCCGCAAAGAAGCCGGCTTATAAAAAATGGGTGGTTTTTAGGCCACCCCAAACCTTTTCGTGAAGGTGCTACGGGTTTATTGTAACCTCAACGTATCCCTTGGGCTCATCAGAAAATATAAAGGTAGGTAAAAATAACCTATCGTTTACCCTTAGTGCATCCGCTAAACCATCCAATCCAGACTTAATAGCCGCGACCATATTATCCGCGTCTCTATGGCGTTTATCCGGCGGATAGAAGGTTATCTTCAGTCGTATCTTTTCAGCGCCTTGTGGGGCTTTTAAACCCACTTCTAAGGCCAATGCCCAGCAATCATGCCTGTAGGCTTTCTTAAACTTGGCTTTCTTAGCCCAATG